GCCCCAGCAGCTCCAGCAGCACCCGCAGCTCCTTGAGGTCCAGTTGCTCCTTGCGGTCCTTGAGGGCCAGTAGCTCCAGTTGCTCCTTGTGGTCCTTGCGGTCCTGTTGCGCCATTCCCTCCTTGATTTGACCTACTAAATGTCTGGGATTTAGTTATGCTAGAAACCCCTTCACAGTTAATTGTGAATTCTATTTCTCCTGTGTCTTGTAAGGAAGCACTAGCATTTGCAAATCTAGCGGTATCGTTAGTTACAGTTTTAGTTACTGTTGTTCTAGCTCCTGCTGTTATGTTAGTTGTTGAACTCGCTTCAGCTTTAAATTGTCCTGCGCTTGGAGTTCCTGTTGTGTGCGTTAATGCTGTACTACCTTTAAACACTCGTATGTCTGTGCCTGAACCTGCATAGCTTACTGTTCCTGTGTTTGTAGTTGGAAGTGTGTGCGCTTCATTTGAGACAATAGCGGTATAAGCATCTGAACCTTCTTTTACGCCATAAATTGTTAATGTGTCAGTAGCTTTTGCCACACCTGTTGTGCCTCCATCTCTTAGATAGACTTGTACTTTTTTAACTGCACCAGCAGCAGGTTCATCAGCATCAGCTAAAGTGAAATTCGTTGTCGTGCTGTTCTGTTTACTGACTCCATCAACTTGAAAATCGTAGTAAGGAACATTTGGGGCATTTTGAACTTCAGTAGTAAAAGTGAGTGTTGTGCTTTCAGAATTATTAATGTCGTAGATAATTGCTTGTGAACTAGGTACAAGTTTGATTGCAACAGCGTCAACACCATCAGAACCATCTACTCCGTCTACACCATTAACTCCTGCTGGGCCTGTTACTAACGTCAGATTGTTTACATTGTTAGTGTTTACAATGCTGTTTCCTCCCATGTCTAGGGAACCAGTAAAATTCGCACCCCCTACATTTTTTAAATTTTTGTTTCCTAAATCGAAAAAATTTCCAAACGCAATTAAAGCGTCTTTCATTTTCCACCATAGTTCTGTACATACATTCCTATTGTGTTCGTAAGAAAGGTCTAACTCATCTTCTTTAATGTGAGTTGTCTTTTGGAAATTGACTAGGGATGTGTCAGGTTCAGAGTCTCTTTCAATTACAACATTTTGTCCTGATAGTGGAATGCTGTTTCCGAAAAAGACAATAGAGTTTGAATTCTCTATGTTGTAGTGGACAGTCCTTTGTTTTAAAACATTGTCAACGTACACTTTTACAAAGTCGTTCTCTTTGCCGTCAATTACTGAAAATCCATAAGAGAAAGTTCCATTAGAACCATCCCCAACATACATTACTCTGGTGTCTGCCATTTTAGTTATTAATTAAATTTTGAAGAGTTTTTGGTCCTGTTAAGTCCTCAAATTTAAACTCTCTATCTTTTCTAATTGCTTCAAAAGTTTTTTGAGTGAAATCTTCTAAAGCTTTTCCAAGGTCTTGATTTGTATATCCAGAAGAATAAGTTTCAATGAATCTTTGAGCGTTAGACATCCAAGGATATTCATCTGCAACAACAGTTAAAGCTAATTTTCTATACGTATCAATTAACGCATTTGTAACTTTAGTTTTATCTTTTAAGCCTATTAGTCTTACTTCCTTTGTCTTATCCTTTACGTCCTTAAAGCCTACTGAATCAAACAGGTTTTGCATATTTTGACGTAACGTACTTCCAGCTCTTATTTTTGAGACGAATCCAAACTCATTCCTAATTACCTCATTTAATTTTTTTGCTGCTGGCTGAGTCAATCTAATGTCTTTTATCGTATCTTGATAAAAAGAATAAGGAGTCATCCCATTTTTAGCTTTAATTTTATCAACAACGTCTTGAGGCATATCGACACCAAAGAACTTCTTTAAACGTAAATCAACTTTGCCGCCAAATTTTTGAGGTCTTGGATGTGGTTCTTTAAGTCTTTCATTTGTACTGGCATATAACTTAAGAAGCTCAAAATGTGTAGGGTCTTGTTTTGTAACCTTAATGCTTGAAGGTAAGATCATCGAAGCAATGCTTAAGGTGTTGTCCAGAGGTTCGCCAAATACGTTCCTACGTTTCTCTCTTTTTAACCCCTCAACTGGATGAGCACTCTTTAGAGCTTGGAAGAGTTCAGCAGTCAATCCATCAAATCCCATATCTCCTGTTCTTTGTTTAGAATCAACAGTTTTTTGGAACAG